TTCCATCAAGTATAGAGCCGGGCGGTTTTAGTGCTGCAACCGCCAACTCCCAGCCAGCATTTCTTAAGGCTTTTATTTTTAATGGTCGGTTAGTGTCGCAAAATATATGGTCATCTGTAGAAATACCTAATTTATTAAACAACCAAGTTACGAAACCCTCGTCATTTCCTTTGATGTTTTGACGTTCCAACGGGGTTAATTTATTTTCCCATTTATTTTCGGAATCATAGTTTAATTCGTGAAGATATAATTTACCATCGTAGTATTTTGCTTCAACAATTCCAAAAGCGTCTACTTTGCCCCAATCTACCCCGATATAGGTTTTTAGATTTAGTTTTCTGTATTCTGCCAATGGTATAGATTCCCATTTAAAAATTCTGTTTGGCTTTTCGGCTTTAATCCCAAGACCGTAAATATCCCATTTGGTAATATTTGCGCTTCTTTGGCTTTCGTTTAAAAGACATCGGTATAATTCTTTTAACACCAATGGTTCAAAATCCAGCGGGTTTGAATCAAAATCGTAATCAACCACCAAATGTTCTTGAATTAGTTTTTTCTCAACTGCATAACTTCTTTTTATCGGTTGGTATGATAAAATTTTTATACGTTGTTCTTCAGGGCAAAATGGGTTATCTTGAAAAGTAGAATGAATTACTATTGCGTTTGATTGTTTCGCAATATCATCAATCCAATGTGATTTTTTAGGATTCCAATCTATAAAAATAAGATCACTTCTTTGATCAATTTGGTCAAATGTATCTTTTGATATTTTATAAGGCTCGTTTAGCCAACTTACATTTTGAGTAAGTCCGTGTACTTTTTCCTCATCATCTGCACCGTGAATTTCAAATGTAGTGTTATTATCAGGATATGCGTAAAATGCTTCTGTTTTATTCCTGTTCTTAAAAATCATTCTACCAGAAATAGAAAGTACTTTTTGAAAGTCTTTCCAAATTGTATCCCTTGCATCTTTTTTGGTATCACGCCACGCAGTAACACGAAAGTCTTTATTACCCTCGCAAATACGGTGCAGTAATTCAATAAGGCTGTAAGTTTTCGAGCTACGAGAACTACCTGTATTGATTATGTATTTGTATTTTCTTTTACCGTTTTCGTCTTTAGATTTTAACGCTTGGTAATTTTTGTAGAATACCGGTGTAATGCCATAATTCATTAGTCAATTGAATAATCGTCAATAACTTTACCCTCTGGAGTTGTTATAACTAAATTAGTGGTGTTTTTCAATTGTTCCCCGTTGGTTGTAAAATCCATTTTATCACCATATTTTTTAGGTTGCATTTTTCCTAACATCCATTTTCTTGCGTCAACTCTTAAACGGCTTCTTTGAACGTGTTCTGAATTGAATTTTTCAACTTGAATACCATCGCCAATATCAGTTAAAGTAAAGTCATTACTCGAATCATCGGCAATATCCAAAATATCCTCAAATATTGATTCAGCTCTAGTTTCACAGCTACGTGCGTATTGGTTAGCTTTTTCCTCATCATCTTTTAACCATTCAAAGAAAGTGTACCTACTAGGCATATTCTCACGCTTTAAAATATAACGCAAAGAACTGCCTTCTTCAATTTCAGATAATATAAGCGGAAATATTTTGTCTTTATCGTAAGCCATAAAACAAAGGTAATTAAAAAAACCGCTTCAACCTAACACCGAAATCGAAGCGGTAAAAATTTGTTAATTATGAAATACAAATGTAATGGTTTTTATTTAAAACTCACAATATTACCCATATAATTATAAGTTACCCCAAACTTTTGACCGCATTCACATTTTTTATAAGTGCACATCTGTTTGTTTTTATTGATTTTATTTAATATTTTTTCATCATCGTCGCAATATTGTTTATCGCAATAAGGACAAGTAAAATATATATTAGGTATGTAAATGTGTACCCATTTACCATTTAGTTTTTTCATAGTTTTTTTTACGTATTTCAAAACAACATTAATTGCCTCGGTTATTTGTTTTGGTTGCATCATAGGAATTTCTGCGCCTAAACGCCATTTATTATGACGTTCTAAAATATTTATTGCTTCTTGTAATTCCATATAATCAATTTTAAGCCACTATTTTATATTAAGTGGTAGTTTGGTATTGGTTTTGGGTTATTGTTGGTGTAATAGCTCAGGATTTGCGTGTATGTTTCCGATTACTTCTAAAGAGCTCGTTCCTGTTGTACTATAAAATCTTTTGTTATTGTTTTGACATAATTTAAATCCGGCACCAATAAATTCAACAATAAAAATTTTATCACTTATTGATAAAAGAATATCTCCCTCGTAAATCTCAACACCGTTCTTGTCTTTTAATCCTGTAAATTGTCCAATTGACTCTGGTATTACTTCAAAACAAATTTTTTTAAAATATCCCTCTGGTGGTTCATCAAATCTGGTTGGCACATTTTCATAATGAAAATCAAAAATAATATGTCCGTCCTCTGGGTCTGAATAGTAAAAACCATAGACCCATTCTTTATTATCTATCCTTTGCCCTGTAAACTTAATTTCTCTACTCATAACTCTCTCTTTAAATGTTCTACAATTGGTTTAAATAAATAGCAATCTCCTTCAATAACTCGTGGTGTTTTTTCTCTACCCTGTACGAAAACATTTTCTTGTCGCTTGGATGTCTGCCTGATCCTTTCGGGTTTGTTGGGGTTTTGGGTTGGTTCATTTGTTAATAGTTGTTTAATAGTTTAGACAATTTTTCTTCTTCTTGTTTTTGTTTTTCTGCTTTCGCTTTTTCCGATTGCTTTCTCAAATACTCAATCTTTTTTTCAGCATCCACGACAAGTTTGTTAAAATCATCTTGCCATTTTCCTTCGTGCAACCATCCGTAAACTTCTGTCCATCCTCTTTGTCCTGATACAACATCGTAAACAAGTACCGCATCTTTGTTTAAGCAAGTGTTACCGCTCCCGTTTGGAATTGCCGTTTCTCCTTCTGGCAATACTTGTATTCTTAAAGTCCTTCCTCTTGCATGGGAACTACTTGTAATATACAATCTACCATACTGCCCTGTTTTGAATAAATGTGCTTTTTCTGAACCTTTCATAATTTCTATTTGTTTGATTTTGTTATACAAATATACAACTTATTTTCATTTCCGTAATACGTTTTTACATTTATTTTCCAGATAATGCGTTATTTAGAATGATTTTTGATAGTGGGTGTTGTTACTTCTATAATCGCATAAAATTATTTTCTGACTTAAATTTTTCTAATGCCATTTCCATAGATATTCCATTATTGAATAGTTTAGGGTTTTTAGCAACATATCGAGCGAAATCAATAGCGTGCTTATCTGCTATTTTTTCGCATTCAATCTCAAATTTTATTCCGCTATCAAATTGAGTGCCTAATCTTGCTCTTGTAAATTGTTTCTTTAAATACATATCATTTAAATTTTATTAGTTATCATTTCTAAATAAATTAATTGTTGGAATTGGGGGAGGGAGCGTACAAGATGGTATTCCTGACCTAAAGCCGTTACTCTGGATTCAAATTCCTTTTGCACTTGGCTCTGGATTCCTATCTCTGTTTTCAGTTCTATAAATAGAACTTTATTTGGAAGTATTACGATTAAGTCTGAAACTCCTTTTAAAAGTCCTGTATTAACTTTTCGTTTAGTTTCCATAAAATTACTTGAATCGTTTGGAACTGAAAATATCATACATCTTTGATCATTCGATTTTAAGCAATATGTGTTATTGAACCATATTACAATTTGTTGTTGAAGTTGTTCTTCTGTCATAATGTTACCTTTTTACCTGTTTCTTTTTTATTTTTCCAGAGTATAGATTAATAATTTATTTTTCACTATTACACTAAAAAGTGTTTTTTTTATTCCCTTATACTTTTATAATAAATATTTAAGAAACTTGGGTAACAATATAGTATTAAGCCTTATAAACATTGAAAAAAAGTGTTTCTTTTTTGTTTCTTTTTTTATCTATTTGTTACCCAAAACACCTAATTGTTACCTTTATTCGTCTAAAAAATGTTGGTTTTCTACGTGTCTGTACTTCTCAAAAAGTTCAAAACCTTTTTTCAATTCTCCATTAACTCGATAAGAACGGTACTCAATTTTGTTTTTTGTGAATATATCTTTAATATCATACTTCGATGGCTTAACCGACAATTGAGCATTCAATATATTTAAAACTTCTCCCTTATTTAGAATCACTCTTTCTGAAAAAGTTGAGGTTTTCTCGAATGAAAATATATTAAAAAACAATTCCTCGAATGGCATAACCTCTAAATTAAACACGGTATGACGCTCTAAATAATCTACATCTTCAGCGTTGTATATTTTCCAATCTTCGCCTTGTTTGTATAAACCGTATGCTTCGCGCCAAAGGTCATCTGTATTTATTTTAATCATTGCATCATAATCGATGCTTCGCACGTTAATAGGTAGAATTCGCCTGTTTCCGGTAACATCTTTTAAAACATCACTCTCATTACTTGTTCCGCATAATGATGCCCTACGTTTCATTTTTGAATAGAATGCCGAATAAGGCAAACGAATATCAATAAGGTTTGAATCAGCTACTTTTTTAAAGTCCTTTACGTCTTTTGTTGCTAAACCTCCAAACTCATCATCCAGAACAAGTAATCCTTTTACTAAATTATAAACGCTGTCCTTGTCTTTTGCATCAATCTTATGTTCAATCAAATACTTTTTTAACTCATCTGGTAAAAGGTTTCGGAAAAAAGAAGTTTTTCCTGTGCCTTGTTTTTGTCCACATAATACCAAGGTTAAAGGACTTACTTTTGTTTCTTGTATTGGTTGAACCCAATTATGAACACATCCTATAATCCATTTTTTAAATGCCCAAACATTATATTCATTTTGCGGATGAATGCATTTTACGTAACTATCAATTACTCCTGATTCTTTTGTAGTTTCTGAAAAGAATTTTTTAATAGCATTATTATCCTGGGTATGTTCTGAATTAATCATATCCCTTACATCGCTTTTAGTCACGGAAAAATCAAGATAGTTTTTACATGAAAAGTAAATGGTATTCAATTTTTTATCATCCAACAAAACATCATTAATAAATATTTCCTGCGTTATGCTGTCGCGAATTGGATTATAATTTTCAGATATAAATTTTTGCAACTGCTTACTTTCAGTTTCGTTTTCATCAGTAAGTTTAAAATCGTTTTTAGAATCGATTAAAAACTCAATTAATTTATCTTCTTCCGTATTGGTTTGAATATTGTTTATTAAATCCAGTCCTTTTTTAATACTGTCCAAAGTTGGCGAGCCTTGACTTTTGGCAACTGAAACACGGTTAATAATATCTTTGGTTTGTTCAGAATAAATAGTTAATCCTTTTTCCTTTGCGTAATGGTAAACGGTTGCTATTGTAATTCGTGAATCAGTAGATTTGCAAAAATTATTATAATGCTTTTCAATCTTTGCAGGATCGTATTTTGAACCGTGTTGGCAAATTGCTTTAAAATAATCAAATCCAGAACTACCAAATTTTGAAGCTATAGCAAAACCTATACGCACATATTTATCGTAATCATCTTCACATAAGTCAATGCCTTGTGATTGTATTTGGTCAATGATTAAGTTAAAATCGTTTTCCAGAAAAGCAAAATTATGCTCGATTGTTTTTTTCTTGACAACCGTTTTTGCTACAAACTTTTTTGAATTTTCATTGAGATACAAGTAAGGGTCGTATGAAAAGAAACGAAGCCTATTTTTGTTCTTGCAAGATTCGTCAATTAACAAATTGAATTTATCCCAATAATATTGAGCCAACTCATTAAAAGATTCCAAAAACTTATTTGGATTAATCTTTATAAAAATACAAACACCATCGCCACCAAAAGAACGGTGTGACATCATTGTATATTGGTCGTTGTTAATCTCTTTTATGGTATTAAAATCAACTTCATCATCAACATCAATGACAATTAAGCCATTCATTTCTGAAATGTTTGAGGCTGTTTTTTCTCCTGCATTCATTGTGCAGGAACCCATAACACAAGCCGATTTTAATTTTAGTTTTTTGTATTCCTCTTCATTTGCTTTAACCGCCCTTGCCTTTAAAACTAAATCCTGATAAGTTCCCTTTTGCACAATTTCGATATAATCTTGAATATCAATATCAATTTTGTCTTTTGATTTTGCATTTGGGTATTTACTGAACTTTATTATATTTTTCATCTAATCTATTTATTAGTTTAACTTTCAGATAATTTAATGTTCTATTGCTTTTCGATGGTAATTCAGATTGAATAATTTTAACAAATGGATATCCTAAAATTTTATCCAGTCTTTTATGCAGGTTTCCGTTTATCTTTGTGTTGTGATAATTTCCAGCTGTAATTTCGTGTTTTACAAACAAATCAAAGGCTTGATTGATTAAAATTTTGAATGCGAAATTTACATCTTCTTTTATTGATAAACAGTAATTTACTATTTTTTCTCCATTTGGGTAAACTATTTTTTTTATAGTCGCTGTTCTTTTGTCATTTACTATTTCGGGTTCATTATCAATTACTGGAGGCGGTTCCTCAATATAACCGCAATTAGGACATTCTTTTTCACTTTTAGGTTTTAACCAACCGCATTCTTGACACTCATTAATATCATCCAAAGCCTCTTTTAATTGCTTTGGTGGCTTTAATCCATTCCAAAATATCTTTTCCCAATCTCTTGTAGGATCGCTCCACATTCCGAAACGGTCAGAATTTCCACCACCATCAATAAAGATAAACCTATCTTTCATTATCTTATTTGTAATCCTTGCGCCCCGCCCTGCAATCTGAATAAATAACGATAATGAAGCCGTTGGACGTGCTAAAATAATAGCTTCTACATCTTCAACATCAAACCCTTTTGTAAAACAAGATACGTTAAAAAGTATCGCTCCATCAGTTTTTTTGAACCAATCAATAAACGGCTTTCTGTCTTTTTTTGTTGAGTTTACAGAATCATACATCTTTACGTTTTCATAACCGTTTTCTTTGAATAACTCAAAAATCAAAAGATTAACTTTTGTATTTGCCGTGAAAATCATTGTCTTTTTACCTTTGCAATGTTCTTCATAATTATGCAATATATCTAATTGTACTTTTTCGTTGTTGTAAACCTCATCAATCGAGGCGTTTGTAAACTCTCCACTTTCATCTGTTTTTAATCCAGAACTATCAATTTGAATAGTGTAAAGCTCTTCATCAACAAGGAAGTTGTTTTTAATTAAATAATCAATTCCAACACCAACGGCAACATCTTGATAAATTTCAGACATAGTTTCTTCACGTGTCCAAACTTTCATTTCATAACCGCAACAAGTTGGCGGCTCTTCTGTTTTATAAAACTCTTTATCTGTTTCGCACTCATTGCAATGAAAATATTTATATCTTCTCAATCGTACTGGAGTAGCTGTAAAACCTAAAATTTTAGCGTTTGGCAAGTATTCAAACAACTTGTTAAAAATCCAAACGTGGCACTCATCCACAATCAAATATTTAAAATGCTCTATTAGTTTAGGTTTCTTTTTAACTCTATTGAAAAGCGTTTGAGCCATTGAAACAACAATTTTATTATTTGGAAATATTGTATTTTTACTTTCAAACGTTGCTACATCCAAACCAATTGAAGCAAATGTTTTAAATGTTTGCGATACTAAATCTTCTGAATCAACTAAAATAAGTGTGTAGTCGTTTAGTTCTTTTGTCAGGTGTGTAAAAATTACTGTCTTGCCACCACCTGTGCTTAATTGAATGCATAATTTCTGAACTGTTGGAAGTTTGAAAAGTATAGTATCTGTCAAATTCTGCTGGTAATCCCTTAATTCTTTTTTCATAATAAAAACAAAAGCCTTAAAATCAACGGCTTCCACTCCGCGTCATTTAAGGCTTGTTTTCGGTTATTAACCAATGCTTTAAAGTAGGTGGAAGTTCTACAATCACAAATATACAAATTTAATCCCAATCTACAATAATTATTTTTGGGTTATTTTATTCGTAAGCCCCTGTAATATTGTTTCTTTTCTCATCGGATTTTGAAACTTCTGTAAATCCTATGGCTTTATTTTCAAATCCTAAACTCGTTATAAACTCTACTTTTTTAATAGTTTGTTTTTTATAAATAGTATCGCATTTGAATATTACACATTTTTCAATTATCTTTTCTTTTTTACCATCAATTACAGTTAAATTGCAAAATATTATTTCACGTTTTTCCATTAGAATAATGTTTGTTGGTTTTCAAAAGCCGATATTCTTTTTATAGAGTCATCAACATATCGTTTACTTATTTCGCTTCCGATGTAGTTTATTTTTTCAATAACACAAGCAACGGCAGTTGTGCCTGTACCCATAAAACTATCATAAACCAAACTATCTTCCTTTACATACAATCTTAATAGTTTTCTAACTAATTCACTTGAATATGTAGCTTTGTGAATATCATTCGAACCATCGTTATTTTTAGCTTCAATAAAGTTAAAATAGTTTTTGTAGGCTATCTGTCCAGTTTTTCTTAAAGATGAAACTTCTTTATTACATTCGAAAGTTTCAAACTCGTTTTTTCTACAAAAAACAAATACATATTCACACAATCTTGTTAATTTATTTGGACTGCAACTATTTGGACTTGTTGTAGGTTTCTTCCAAATAATATTATCGGCAACTAAAAAGTTTGTTTGTTTCATTATTTCTGCAACTACAAGCCACATTAAATGCGTGTTTTCACTTGAATATGATAAATTATATAAAACAACTCCATTAGGTTTTAAAACTTTGTCGTATGACTTAAATATATCAATTGTCCAATTAATGTATTCGTCATCCGTTTTGCAGTCATCAAATTCATCATATCTCACATTTGCAGAAGCTCCGTTTAAACTGGATCCTTTTCGGCTTGTATTGTAAGGAGGACTTGTTATGATTGCATCAACTATGCCGTTATCCATTCTTTGCATTGTTACCCTGCAATCTTCGTTGTATATCTTGTTTTTCATAATGCGGTTCTTTTGATACTCTTTTTCAAGTTCTTCGATTGTGGGTTGTTTTTGTTTTAAATTTTTGATAGCCATTGTTCATAGATATTAGTTGCTATTTGTGCAGTCATTACAGGGGGTACTGACATACCAATTAAATAACAAGGCTTTACTTCTAAGAAATTATAGTCCAATGGATAAGTACCCCCTTTTTTGAAACTGTCATCAGATATAAAACAACCATTTTCAAAATCATAAATACCACCTTTTGCAGTTATGGTTGGAAGCACATCATTATCTTTTGCAAATACATCAGAAAAACAAGAACCAGAACCGTTTAATCTTTGTGTTATATCTCCAAATGAAGTATCTGTTTTTTGCCGTTGTAGCCATCTACTATGATATAAATCACTTAATTTTCTACCTAAACTTTCTCTTATTTGAGAATATTTAATAGATTTCTCTTTAAACACCATTTCAATTTTAGGTAAAAAAGTAAACATATCTTTTTGCTCCATAAATTGACCGGCTAAATCTTTACGTAATGCAATAAAAAATACACGTTCACGTCTTTGTGGAACACCCATTTTTGAAGCATCTAATAAAAAGTGTTGACAAGTATAACCAGCCTCATCAAATGCTTTATAAATCTGAATAACATAGCTTTTTGCATTACCTAAAAGCAATCCTTTTACATTTTCAGCTACAACAATTTTAGGTTGTAATTCCTTTGCTAAATCAATAAAATCAAAAAATAAAGTATCTAAAACCTGCATTGCCTGCCCCTCACGAAATACTTTATCTTTGCCCCAATCTTTTTCTCTATTTCCTGCCATACTGAAAGAACTACAAGGCGGACTACCATCTAAAATATCCAAATCGTATAATTCTTTTGGTAAATCTTTTCGAAGTTTAAAAGTCTGTATCGGTTCTAAATAAGCATATTTTGGATTGTGATTAGTTTTATACGCTTCAATCATTTTAGAGTCTATTTCGTTGCATCCTAAAACATCAAATCCGGCTAATTTATACCCCATAGTAGAGCCACCACCGCAAGCAAAACAACTAAATACCTTGCCCTTGTCTTTTGTAAAAACTGCATCTTTTAAAGACCAGTTATAAGGGAATTTATGACTCATACCCTAAACTTTTGTTTACCCCAAAGTATCCGTGTCATACGGTCGTAGAACGAATTGAAGAGGGCGGATAGTTTTTTCATTGCGTTGGTTGTTTGGGAATCCATAATTCACTCCCATTGGTTAGGTAAAATATAATATAGTACTTTTTCATAGTTTATATCTTTTTACTTCGTCAATACACTCTTGAAAGAAGTTTATTATTTCAGTTTCTCCCATTCCTGATTGTAATAATTCAATTATTATCCAATTAATTCTTTCTTTATTTTCTTCCATAAGTTCTTTTTTTAAATGATTCCCAACTTTCTTGTATTTCCGGTTTATTCATTTTGCTTTCCAAAGTAATTTCGTTGCAAGCGCAGGAAAAATATAATCTTTCGTGAATTAAATCCTCTTGCCATTTGTCAAAATATTGATAACGTCCTTTTTTCTTTGCAGGCACAATATGTTCGTTTTTAACAATTAAAACAACTTGCGAATAACCTAAACCACATTCTTTTGCTATTTGATGAATGCTTTTCATAATCAAAGTTTTTCAAAAACATCACCCATTTTTAGGCGAGTGATGTTTTGGGTTGGGTTTTAGAATGCCAAATCGTCTTCTTCTTCCATATCAATTGCACTTTCAGCAACGGCATCCGTGTTGGCTTTTGCAAAGATTTTCAAATTACCCAAATAAGGCAGTTTAATTTCTTTTGCTTTTTCAGCTCCTAAAGATTTCCAAATATCACTTGGTAATTTCTGAACTTGAAAACCCCAATTACCATTATCATCTACACTATCCATTGTAACGATGTCAGTTTGCATATAAACCGCATCTTCTTTCAATGTTAGATAATTGTCGTCAATCGGTAATACAATACATTTCTGTCCTGATTTAGCCGTGATAATTTTGTGCTGTAATTTCGTGAGTGCAATACTCATTGCGTAACTTTGTAATTTTGCCATTGTAATAAAATTTAATTTGTCCTACCTTGTTATTCTGCTGTCGGATTTTCAGTTTTATTTTGTTTCCTGCGTTCTTCCCTTAATTGATATTCACGCTCTGAAAGATGTTTTTTACTTTCTCTAATCTTTTTGTAAAGATTGGCATAAGTCGGGTCTTTCATATTTTCCTGCCAGTCATTTACTTCTTTTGAAACGTTTTTAGAATTAAAATAACGTTCTTTGATTTCGTTTGGAATCTCATCGTATTCAGATTCACGCATTTTTATAAAGACTTCTCTATTACTTTCCATTAGTGTAGTGTTTCAATTAATAATTCATATCTATAGTCAGAATCGTTTAGCTCGTTTAATTCCGTTTCTGTTAATGGTGTCCCATCTTCAAACTCGGCATACACACAAAACGCATCACAATAATCAGGGTAATCCGTATGGTCTAAACCCTCGAATTGAGGGTTAATTACTTTTTCCATCTGTCAAAGATTTAATTTTATTTTCAAGGTCTAAACATTGCTTTTGGCTTGCTTTTCTCGTTCCTTTTTGAACCGCTAAAAGATATTTTTCAATCGTTTCTTTTGGTTGTTCAATCAATTCTAAAAACTTTTCATCTGTAATATTTTCAATTACTTTTGCAGGTTCTGAAAATTCTTTTGTAACTTCTGCCAAATACTTAACATCATCAAATTTACCCATAAAAATATCAGCGTTAAAGCCTAATTTAGATATTGCCTTTGTCAAAGTGTCAGTTTCTATTTTCTTTGCAAAATCGGCATCTATACGAGTTTTTGCGTTATCTGTCCAAATGTTTATCGAGTTCTTAATTTCAAACTCTCCATCAGGAAAAAAGAAAACCGCATTTAGTACAATCAATCCAAAAGTTTCTGCCAAAGTATAATCTAAATCTAACTTTTTGAAACCCCAAGTTTTTCCATAAACTCCAAATTCAGAAGTTACATTCATAATCTGAAATTGAGGGGCAATCGATGTTATTTTATTACCCCTTACATTGGCATTCTTTGTAAAATTAGGGTTTGTTTTTTCAACCCTATGCCATAATTCTAAATTGTTACTCATAATTAATCTATTTTAAATATTGGTTCAAAATTTCGTTTTTCTCGGTTTGCTGTTCGTAATCTAAAGACATCCCCCAGGATTCAAGTTGTTCAAATTCTGCTAATTTCTGCAATTGCGATTTCATTGTATTATTCCGTTTCAATAAATCCGAATTCCATTCCTGTTGCTCTTCCAACTCGCTTAACGGTTCGTTTTCTTCTTGGTTGATTGGGTTGTTGGGATTCCAGTCGTCGTGAGTGTCTAATGTCATAGCTAATCAATTTCGATGTTGTTGTTTTGCCCAACACTTTTTAACAAATCACGAGCTTGTTGTAATTTTAACAATTGCAACATAGGTGTGATTTTATCTTCACACCAATCCCTACTCAAATCGCATTCGATATCTGCAATCCATTTTTCTATTTGTTCAGTAACGTTTTTCATAATTTCTATTTTTTTGTTGAAGCAAATGTAAAACAAATAATTGGATAAACAACAACATAAGTTGCATTTATGCGTAATTTAGAATCTGTATAAATTGCAATAATAGTTTTGATAATTGCAATTAATGTATATCTTTGTGGAAACATTTAAACAAATTAATTATGGAAACGGAAATCACATCAAACAGTTTACAAGACTTAATAAATAAAAGAGCAAAAGACAGAGCTTGGGAATTTACCAGAAAACTAGTAGAACATTGCAAGCAGTCAGGTCTTTCTGAAATTCAAGGAGAATATACTAACGGGGAATATAAAAGAGACTTTGCCGACATTTTTAATTTATATTCAAATGCAAAAGGCAATCCATTTACAATTCTTTACGAAAAAAAATACCAGTTTATCAAAGAAGAAACAGAAAGCTTTATTAAAAAAGTAGAGGAATTGCACACACAAGCCGACAATTTTTTGAATATTTCTGAAAACTTAAACTACTAAATAATATGAAAAAACTACCAAAAGAACAGCACAAAAAAAGGATTGTATTTTTAATTCCACCAGAGGAATTCAATTTAGTAACCGAAGAGGACTGCAAAATTATCAGTAAATCAGCAATCAAAAAAGAGTTTAAGAAACGTTTAAAATCTAAAGAGAAATGAAAACAATCTACAACACTTACGTAGTAATGGAATCGCAAGAACAATGTGATAGAATGAAACAGTTATGTATTGATAATAAATTGCCGATTTGGGAAAATTATATATCGTTTAGTTTTGGATCAAAAGAAAATTGTTTTGAATTTTGTGAAATTGAATTTTATGTAACTTCTTGCAATGTCATTCCGCATACTTTGAACGGTAAAGAACAAATAAATGAACAGGAATTTGTAGAACTTTTAAACACCAAATCAAAATGAAAACCAAACCACAAATCCATTTCCTTGCTATTGTATGGGTTTATAAACCAAAAACAACTTAATTATGAGAACATCAAACATACCAACAGATTTAGAACTGTTTCAAGCACATCAAATAGAAGCTTTACAGACAGAAAACGAAAGATTGAATAATGAACTACGAAAAGTAAAAGATATTGCTTTCAAGGTTCGATTGAGTGATCCAAATTTCGACAAACCATTGTCAGAAATCGAAACTGATTACGAAATTGTACAACCTATAAAAAAATAGTTATGGAATACGCAATTTACATTTTCACAGCAGTTTTGCTATTTGCCGTTATTTGTTTGATGGTTATTTGTATCAACATACTCGAAAGAAACAAAGCATTGAAAACACACGTTAATGTTTTGAATAAAGACCATAACTCAATAAGTAAAAAAAATATTGAGCTAAAAGAATTATTGGAAACGCAAGACAAAATGATTGCCGAAGCAATGGCAAGTTCAATAGATAGGTTGAATTTATAAACCAATGCCGAAAATCTCGCAAAACCGCTGTTATCGTTTCGGCTTTTATTCTTAAAATTATGAAAAAAATATTAAAAGAAATTGAAAGAATTATGTCAGGCTCAATCTATTCTGAATATAGATTAATAATATCTAATAATCACATAGAACTGAAAATAACCCCAAAAAGCAATAGCATTGATGAAGTAAATTTCTCTGTTAAGAATAATAGAGAAGACAGATTACACCTATTAATTCAACTAGAAAAGATATGAAAAAGTTATTTTACTGGATTTTAGGAAGATGTTTAAAATGCGGAAATAAAAACATAAAACAGAAAGGAGATAATGTTCATTGCAGCTGGTGTAATACTGACTGGTAAGCTGAACGATAACGCCTGTGGCTTTGTCGTCGTTGTGGCGAATTATTACTAAACTTAACAAATAATAACTAAAAATTAAAATTATGACTGAACTTTCAAAAAATACCGAATTGCCACAATGCGACAAAACCGCTGTTATAAGCCGTTTTGTTTCGGTAAAATTAAACAGAGAGATAGTTGAAGGTATGATTAGCACTTATGAATTTCTTGTATGGAATAACGCAGGTGATGAAAAAAAAGATTGTAAAAAAATACTAAATGCTCTTAAGAAGTCACTTCTTTAAATGGCTTATAACGTTTATTCTTTGCGAGGTTTTTCGGAGTGGCGCAAAACCAAACTTCGGATAAAGACCCAAGTAAAACAAATACAAAACACTAATTAAATTTATAAACCAAGCCGAAAATCATCGCAAAGAAATTGTTATCGTTTCGGCTTTTTTAACCACAAACATTATGAAAATTTACGTTCAACACAAAGAAGTAGAAACAAAAGAAATTGTACAAATTACCGAAGCAGGTCGAAGAAAACACGGCTTCATAATTCATCTTATTGGGGAAATACAAGTAAATATCACAGAAGAAGAAGAATACAATATGTATGATAGGGAAAAAGCCAATATCAATGATAGATACAGGGCTTTAAGAAAAAAAGTAGAAGATGAATGGAATAAGGATAAAACTGATTTTGTAATTCTCAATCTTTAGCCGTTCCAACCAAGCTGAACGATAACTATTGGATTGGAACTACAGCACTATACATTAAAATATTGACGTTATGCAAGTTACGGTATTATTCACAGTAAAATGGCAATTCAAAGAATACCCACATTATAAAATAAGCACTTGTAAAAAAGTGATTAATTGCCAAACTGGTAAAATTATAAAATGCACTAAAAATGGCGGTAGTGTTGGGTATTTTATAGCAGGAAAATTTTATAAAAAGTCAAACATAAATGATTTTATTGAGGCTATTCCAAAAACTAAATACCCGTTTTGAGTTTCGGCAGGTAAAACCAAGCAAAAACAGCAGTAACTAAAATAAATTATTATGAAAAATATATTATTCCAAAAACCACCTGAAAACATAAAATTAAAAGTATTTCATAAACCAAGCGGTATTGGCGCACCAGAAAGAGAAGGATGGGAAACTACAGGAGTGTATAAAAATAAAATTTGGAGATTAAAGCAAAATGAAGAAAAAACAGTTGATTTTAAAAAACCTACACATTGGGATTATATCACTTAAACAAACCCCCATTTCTTCAACACCAAATAAGCCATAATTGAAATCATTATTATTCCGAACATTCCCAACCACAGATAAATATAATTAGTTTTGTCTGTAGTTTTGTTTTTTTCTATTGTGATGGTTTTTGTGATAAATGTTTTTTCTTTAATCCTGATGTATTTAGTTTCAATCTTGCTTTTATCATTCGTTATCGAAGCATTCTTGTACTCCTTGCCATTAATCCACATAGGTTTAAGCGCATCAATTGGTTTTGCCGTGAAAATATCCATCAAAACTATTTTAGACCCAATAGAGTAGCTATTTTCGATATTGATGTTATCGGTTTTAGTTTCTGTTTTTGATAAATCTGTATTCCGAGTTCCACCGCAACCGTAAACCAAAAAAAGCAATAATAAAAGTATTGCCACGAATGCACAAAAAGTTAGGTTTTTCATAAGAAGTATATTTTTGCTTCTGCTTTTCTTCTTTCTTGAAGTCCTTTTAAAACTTTACCGCCACCGGTAATGTAATGCGAAACCCACCACGCTTTTAATAACGGATTGTTTGA